GCAAAACGCATCATATGGGTATGGAGCGCAAGGTCAAGAGGCCGGTATGCGTGGTGAAAATATTGGCAGAATGGGGGCACAACAAGCCTCCTCACGGGCCAATCTAGCAACCGACATAGCGATGCAGTCGGCCATGATGGGGCAGGGCGCTGGAGCGCTAGGGCAGCAGGTTGGCCTTCAGGCTGCACAGCGAGCGGCTGAGCGTGCCCAGCAAGCGGAACAGGCAGCCTATGGATATGGGAATGCTGGATTCCAGTCGGGAATGATGGGGCAGCAACTTGGTATTCAAGGTGGTCAGCGATTCGGAGAAATGGGTGCTGGATATGGCGCTCAAGGCGCCGGCTACGGAGCGCAAGCTGCTGCTCTCGCCAATCAAGCACAAATGTATGGCGGCATGGGCGCGGGGTATGGTGGACGTGCGGCCAATATTGGCGAAATGGCACTTGCTGCTCAAGACTATGGCCGTGACGTAGGCGAAGAAGCCCGGCAGTTTGCTCGCCAGGCTGCACTAACTGGTCAAGGTTATGCAGCTCAAGCCACAGATCCTTTTTCTGTACAGCGCTACATGTCTCCGTACATGGAGTCGGTGGTTCAAAATCAAGAAGAAGCGGCACGCCGAAACGCTGCAATTCAGCGCACTCAGCTTCAATCCCAAGCCACCCGCGCCGGAGCTTTTGGTGGTGGTCGGGAAGCCGTTCAAAGAGCCGAAGCAGATCGCGCGCTTAACACACAACTTGATACTATTCGTGCGCAAGGGCTGCAGTCGGCGTACAACCAGGCCATACAATCTATGCAATACGGTACTGGCCAAGGTTTGGCTGGATTGCAGGCAGCACAATCGGGACTTGGTACTGCCCTTCAAGGTGGTCAACTGGGTCTGTCCGGTATTGGACAGGCTATTGCAGGTCAACAGGCCGGTATCTCTGGTGCTGGAATGGGCCTTCAAGGGCTTGGCCAAGCCGGCCAGTTGTATGGTGTGGGTATCCAGGGTGCACAAACAGGCATCCAGGGTGCACAAGCCGGATTGGCTGGCATCGATCGTCAACTTGCTGGCACCGCTCAGGGTATGCAGGGCGCTCAGGTTGGACTGTCTGGCGTTGATAGAGCGCTTGCCTCTGGGCAGCTTGACCTGTCTGGTGCTGACCGTGGGTTGGCTGGTACCGCTCAGGGTATGCAGGGTGCCCAATTTGGATTATCAGCGGCTGATAGGGCTTTGGCCGCAGGACAATTGGAACAACAAGGCATTCAATCCGCTTTGGCTGGTACTGGGCAAAGCATGCAGGGTGCTGGACTCGGGCTTCAGGGGGTCGGACAAGCCATCAATGCCGGGCAGCTCGGTCTTCAAGGAGCCGGAGTTGGTCTTCAAGGCACCGCTCAAGGTATGCAGGGCGCTCAGGTTGGACTGCAGGGAGTCACTGGTGCGCAGGCTGGATATGGATTGGCAGGTCAAGCAGGCACAAACTTGGCAAACATTGGTACCGCACAGCAGGCGGCTGACTTGTCGCGCATGGGCTTCCAGTCACAGATGGGTGCAGCACAGCAAGACCGCGAACAGCAGATCATCAATCAAGCGGTCCAGAACTACGCGATGGCGCAAGAGAACCCGTTCCAGCGTATGTCCCAATACAGTGGTTTGATCCGTGGCTACATGACGCCTACGACTACTGTTTCTCAGTATTCTGCGTCGCCTAGTATTGGCGGTCAGTTAGCCGGTCTTGGTTCTATTGCATATGGCGCTAGTCAGAAAAAGAAAGGCGGCAAGATTAAAGAGCGCGGGATTGAAGCGTTGGCGCTACGACGCGCTATGAAGGGAGGCCGGGCATGAGCATTGCACAACAGATCATGGCTAACCCTGGGCGCTATAGCATCCAGCAATTGCAAAGCGCTTTGAACGATGGATTGATTCCGGCATACATAGCCATTCCGCTTATTGAGCAAAAAACCAAAGAGGCTGGCTCGCTCAAGCTGAATGAGCTTGCAGCAAATGCCCCTCAAGATGACTCTCCTACCATCGCTGAGCAGGTGCTTGCTCAGGCAGATCAGGGGCTTGATCAATTGCCGTCTAACCTTCCAGTAGAGGGATATGCACCTGGCGGAATTGTGGCGTTTGCAGACGAAGGCTTGGTGCAGGACGAAGACAAAGAAGAGGAGTTTGATACCACCCCGGCAGGGCTGATGAAGCTGTTTAGATCCACAATGCCAACACAAACACCAGAAGAACAAATTGCGTCTGGCATTAACGCGATTCGTGGTATGCGCACGGCTGGTGATGACGTAACGGGCGACATTAGAAGCTATATTCAGCAGCAAAAAGACACCGCCGCAGAAAGAGCAAGAAGCGCAAGAGCCAACAGGTTTATTGAGCTGGGCGCTAACATTCTGGCTAGCAAAGACCGCTATGCAACTGGTGCTATTGGGCAAGGTCTTGCCAAGACAATGCCAAGCTTTATCTCAGATGAAAAGGCCGCCGAAGAGGAGGGTCTTAAGTATTTGCAGATGCGTAATGAGCTAGAAAAACAACGCCGCGCAGAAGAGTCTGCAGACATTACCGGCGGTATAAATTTGTATGGTCACATGGGAACCGAGGGTGCCAAGCGGTCGGCGGCTGCTGCTCGCATGGCTGGCGCCATATCAAAGCTAAGTCAAGGCCAAACGCCCAAAGGGTTTGATAACTTGGCCAATGCCAACTTCAACCAGTACATGGTTGAAATTAAAACAGGCCAACGTCCACCACCATTGGGTGCTGATAAAAAGTCACTTGAAGGCGCAGACCTTGAAGCTGTTGTTCGTGGCCAGGCAACACAAGATGCAGCCAAGACATGGAAGGAATTTGGTCCTACGATGGGATTCCAAGGAATTATGGCAAACGTAGAGGAGCGCAGAAGAACGGCAGATGAGGATCGAAAGTTGCGCACAGAAAGACAAATTGCTTCAATAACTGGAAGAGTATCGGATGATGTTCTTGCGGAATCTGAGAATATAAGGAGCCCCCTGTTCAAAAAAATCAGAAAAATTCGCACTGATTACGGTAACGATGCAGCAGCTACGGCTCTAGAAAACGAACGTATACGGCGTTTCAATAACGATCCATCGGTTCCCAAAGAACGTCACATGCCGTTGCTGCCGGAGCCTTGGAAAAAAGCTGCACAGCCAGCAGCGCAATCCCCCGCCACACCAGAAAAACCAATGGTTGCGCCTTCGGCTGCGGTGAATTTTTTAAAGCAAAATGATTCTCCGGCTATGCGGCAAATGTTTGATGCAAAATATGGTCAAGGGGCAGCCGCTCGTGCATTAGGTAAATAACATGGATCGGAAAGAAAATCCGTTTGACCAGTTTGACCAAGAGCCAGCCAATCAATTTGACCAGTTTGAAGTAACACAAAGCGCCAACCCGTTTGATCAGTTTGATCAAATGGATAAAGTTGCCGCACCAGTTGCGCGTGGTCCAATCAAGGGGCCAGCGCAGCGTACAGTGGTGCCCCCAGCGGCAGCCCCTGTGGCGCCAGTAACAGCAGAAGATTACTTGGAGCCAGCGACTTCTGCGCCGCCACCTTTAAGTGAGGCTGTGCGATCGCAATTAGATCGCAAGTATGACGCCCTGTCTCCACAGGACCGGGATGCAATCATTCGTGGTCGCACCAAAGATGGCCGCCAGACCTTGGAAGGAATGTACTTTGCCTACAGGGACAAGCAGTTTGCTGCGCGTGATGCTGATACGGCAGCATTTGCCAAGCAGCTCGGTCCAATGGCATATCGCCTTTCTGACCTGACAGACCCCCGGAAAGAGTCGCGTGCTCGTATGGCGCGTGAGCAGGGCGCATCGGACAAGACAGCAGAGAATATTGCAGCGCAAGCAGCTATCGAGGGTCTGCCAGCAGAAGAGGTGGTGCCGCAGGCCAAAGAATCAAAGTTTGATTTTGACTTGGCTGCTCGCTACAAAGATCTTAATCCCGTGGTGCGCGGGGCTGTAAAGGGTTACTACGGCTACAAGCAAAGTGTGCTTGGCCTTAACCAAGCGCTTGGTGACTTGGTTGGTGCAACAGACTTTGCGGATACGCAAAGGGCTGGCGCAGAAACTGCCGGCGGTCGTGTTGAATCTATTGGTGAGCGTCCTGATTACCTGTCGCGTAACTTTGAAGGCGCGGTGAGCAGTGTTGTTCAAAATATTCCCGGCATTCTTGGCGGAATTGCAACGGGCGGTGCGCTAGTCCCATTGTCTGTGCTGGGCGTACAGTCTTTTGGCCAGAACTACACAGAGGGCGTGAGTCGTGGGTTGACCCGCGACTTGGCGGCGCAACGCGCAGGCGTGTTTGCAGCAGCAGAAATCTTGGGCGAGCGCTTTGGCTTGGCCGGTCTAACAAACGGCATCCGCAAAGCCTTTGGCAAGAAAAGCTTTGAGGAGGCTTCCGATGCGGTCTCGCGGTACATCGTTAGCCAGATTCCCGGTGAGCAACTGACTACTGCTACGCAGTTCCTTGCAGACAAGTACCCGAGTTTTGCCTTGAATCCACAGGCAGGTATCAAAGAGTATCTGCAGCAAGCTGGCGATACGTTGACTCAAACCATCATGCAGGGCGGTCTGATGATGGGTGGCGTTAAGGGCGCTCAGTTCTTGGCTACCGGGCGGTTTGGCGCAGAGCCCGGAGAACAGCCACCGATTGCCGGCCGTCCTCCAGAAGAGCCGCCGATGGCACCAACCGAAGAGCCCCCTATTGCTCCGTCTGGCGCTCCGGGTGGTGAACGCATAGAACCAACGGTTACCGCAGAGCCCACCATCACTCCGGAGCGTGTAGAGCCTGCGTTTGGTGCAGAACCCACTATAGAGCCTGCTGTAGAACCGGAAGAGCCCGGCGTTCCCGGCATGGTCACCACGGAGATGCTGGCACCCGAAGCGGTGGAGCAGCCAGAAGGCCAGGTTGCCCCAGCAGAACCGCCGGTTCCGTCGCCTATCAAGCCAGCTGTTGCGCCTCCACAAGAACCATCCAATGAAACCACTGTAGACGGAATGTTGCCGGTCAATGTGCCGCTCAAGGATCTGACGCTCTCCAAGGATGTGCCGCAGTTCAAGATGGGCGCAGATGCCAAGGGCGTTGTAGAGCCGCTAGGCGGAAAGTTTGAGCGCACTGGCGTCGCCCCCATTCAAGTCTGGCGCCGGCTTGATGGCAGCCTAGAGGTTATCTCCGGGCGTCACCGTTTGGATTTGGCTCGCCGTAGTGGCGAGAAAACCATCCCTGCACAGATTCACGACGAGTCGCAGGGCTTTACTCCCACGATGGCGGCCATTCTAGATGCGGAGCTGAACATCCGCGATGGCCAAGGAAAGGTGAAGGACTATGTCAATTACTTCAAAGCGGCCGGCATCACCCCGGAAGATGCAGAGTCAAGAGGACTTCTGGCAAGGTCAACGGGCAAGCGGGCTTACACAATCGCAACTACGGGCAGCGATGAACTCGTTGCCGCAGTTCGTAACGACCAAATCGGTGATGAAGCGGCGTACTACGTCGCGCTAAACGCGCCGAATGACCCGCGTCTGCAAAGCGTGGGTCTGCAAGCCATTCAGGATGGCAAGTCGGCCAATCTAGCAGTCAACACCATGCTGGCCATGAAGGCGCTTGGCATGGAGCAAGACACCACGACCGACATGTTTGGCTTTGACGACAGCGCCATGAAAGAAGCGGCTGCTATGGCACAGGTCGCTAACAAGAAGCAGCGTGAGATCCAGACCCGGCTTGCTGCTATTACTGGCGCAGCCAAGAACCCGGCTGTTGCCAAAGCAGAAGGCATCGACATCCGCGACCCAGAGGCGGTCAATCGCCGTATTGGTGAGCTGCGTCAGATGAAGAATGCTTGGGACAACTGGGCTACCAGTCCTGAATTGATTGGCGAAATTCGCCAAGCACGTGGCGTTGAAGCACCTGGTCTGACTCTGCGTGGCGAGACGGAAGAAGAAATCCGTGCCCGCGAGGAAGCGGCGGCAGCAGAGGAGCAGCGTCTCCGTAGCGAGGCGGAGGCAGCCAGACGTGCAGAGCAGGCGGAGATAGAGCGCAAGCGTGCAGAAGAAACGACCGACCTATTCCAGCTTGGCCAGACTGCAGAGCAGCAGATGTCTGGCATGGGTGATTTGTTTGCGGAACCGGCAGCCCCAGCAAAAGCGCCGAGGGAAGCGCCAGAATTTCCGTTTGAAGAAGGCGCTCGTGTTCGTTTTTTGCCAACCGACACATCGCCTTTGGGTGGCGGTGTTGCAGAAGGCCAAATCATTGGTTTGGACAAAACCAGTGGAAAAAACTACCGAGTTCGTTTGCGCTTAGATAAAGATGCCCCGCAGGGTAGCGGCAAGATGGAGCGCGTTGTTTACAGCAATGCCGGTACTTTTGAGGCGGCAGAAGCGCCCGCAGCAGCCCCAGCAGCAAAACCTGTTATTGAAAGAACTACCCAGCCCGATGGCGGTGTTCGCACAGTTGTAACCAGAGATGGAAAAGTCATTAAAGATGTGACTCGCTGGAAATACGAAGCGATTGTTGCTGACGAACCGCAAGGGTTTGTTGTCGAACAAGATAACATCACTGGTGAAAAAGAAGCATTTTGGGCCGTAGATGGCAGGGTTATTGGCTCCGGCATTGGTGCCACAAAGCTTTTTGAACAAGGCATGTCTAACGAAGACGCCATCCGTCGATTGATGCAGGATGTAGAAAGTCTGACGCTTAAAGGCAAGGCAGAAGCGCCCGCAGCAGCACCAGAAGCAGCCGACATGGAGCAACTCAACCGCCTGATGGGCGAGTTGCAAAAGGCGCGCAGTGAACAAGAGTTCACCGACGCTGCTGTTGCGCTGGGTGAGTCGGTGCCCAAGCAACCGTTCTTGGGAGTGCAGCTGAAGGAGCTGTCGAGCGGTGTGCGGTTCAATATCGCTCGCTCTTCGGATGGCAACCGTATTGTCTTTAATGCTGGCTACGATGACCCCGATGGTTTTGAGATAGCCCGCAAGCCCAATCAAGCGTGGAAGCTTACAAAGACACCGCGCTTTGCCAAGCAGATCATTGAGCGCAACCAAGCAGCGCCGGTGGTTGAGAAGCCAGAAGCTAAGCCCGCTCTGCAGAAGCCGGCTGCCGAGAAAGCAGAACCACGCGCAGATTTTGACAAGCGCGCGAAGAACGCGATTGATAGCTTTGTAGACAGCATTGTTGAGCAGTTTGACATGACGCCGGAAACGGCCCTGGCTGCATTCAACTGGCTGCGCAGCGAGAAGCTGGCTGAAGTGGATCCGGTTCTGGGCAAGGTCAATCTTAAGGATGGTCGCTTCTGGGATGGCGAAATCCTACGTCGAGCGGCGCTGGAGACGGAGGCCAGGGGCCGTGAGCCAGGGGCAACGGACGAGGACGTTAAGGCAGTCGGCGAAGTTTTTGAAGGCGCACGCGCCGGTCAAGAAGAAGAGCTTCATCGTCTGTTCGACAAGCCTAAAGAGGTGGTGCGCCTCACCCAGAAGGGTGACTTCATCACTCCTGCAGAAGCAAAGAAGCGTATTGCTGAGTGGAAAAAGAATGCAGAAGACCAAGGCAAGACCAACGCTAATTCAGACAAGATCGTTCTGTCATTGTTTGATTTGACTGGCGCATGGAGTGAGCCGTGGCTTGAGGCTGGGTATCAGGTCTATCGCTTTGACATCCAAGATCAATGGACAATGACCGATGAGCGCACAGGCGAAGAACTAAACCTTGGCGACATCAACAACTTCAGCGTCGAATACTTTGAAGATCTGTTTGGTAACTTTGAGGGCAACGATGTCCACGCCATCCTAGCTGCCTGCCCTTGTACCGACTTTGCATCTAGTGGTGCGCGTCACTTCAAGGCTAAAGATGCAAGTGGTCAAACGATGGACTCGGTGCAGTTGGTGCAGCAAACGCTGGCCACCATTGAGTACTTCCGTCCTGCTATTTGGGCTATTGAGAACCCTGTTGGTCGTATTGAAAAGCTGACTGGCTTGCCACCGTGGAGCCTGTCGTTTGACCCGTACATGTTTGGTGACCCGTACACCAAGAAGACATTGTTGTGGGGTCGGTTCAACGCCAATCTGCCGACCGCTCCTGTTGACCCTGTAGAGGGCAGCAAGATGCACCGCATGTATGGCGGCAAGTCTCTGGCCACCAAGAACGCCCGGAGCGTCACGCCGGAAGGTTTTGCCTATGCGTTCTTCCAAGCCAACAACGCTATTGACCATCCTGTCATGGCCCTGGCCAACATCTACGACCGACTAAACCCCAAGCTGTTTGAGCGTGCAATGAAGCTTGGCGTGTCTGAGCAAGACATCCGTTACGCTATAGATGACGCGTACTACAGCGAGTTGGACGATGCGGCAGCAGAAGCTGAGCTCGTTCGACTGGCCAATGAAGCGCAAGCGGCTAAGGCTCCTAAGCCGAAGGCGGAGAAGCCTGCTGAAAAACCAATTGCCGCCAAACCAGCGGAAAAACTTCCGTACACCAAAGAGCAGCGCGAAGATGCCGAGATCCATGCCAAAGAAGTGGGCGGGGAGATTGTATGGCAGCGTGGTGAATACGCACTGATTCGCGGCTACTCCGATCGTACCGGAGACCCGATGTATGCGCCCACCATTGGTAGCTCACGAGCCCGTGTTGATATCTCTGCTTTTATTGGCAAGCAGATCCCGGATGATGTGAAGAAGGAAATGCTGGAGACCAAGGAGCGCCTTGAAAAAGAAGCTGCCGAGGCTCATGCAGCCAATCCGTTCATCAAGTTCAAGGATGGCATTGCTCTGTCGGAAGACATCCCGGCAGATTTGGCGGGGGTTATCCGTGAGTGGAAAAACCTTCTCAATATAAATGTTCCGGTCTATGTATCTACCATTGAAGATGCCAAGCGGAATATTGATAACTTTACTGGGCCGCACCGTCGCATTGGATCTGGAACGCTTGATGAGAATGAAGCGGGGTCGATGCGCCGGATGACAGATGATAGCTATTACATTCTGTTTAAGAAATCTACCAGCTACACAAAAATGTTGGAGACGTTGGCCCACGAAATTGGCCACCTTCACATGACTGTTCACTATAAACGAGCAAGTCAAGAAGACAAAAAAGCCCTAGAAGCCGCGCACATTAAATGGATGGAGTCGCAGAAAGACAAAAGCGCAAAAGAATGGGTAGATGCTATGCGCGCTCGATCTACGGGCCGCATGGTTAAAGAAGTCCCTGGCATGAAAGCCAGTGAAATGGACTTTTATTGGCGCAAGTTTGGCGAGTGGTACGCCGATCAGACTGCACGGTGGGCGATGTCCGCAGAAGCTCCGGTATCGGTGGTGGAGAAGTTCTTCAAACGGCTGGGCAATCAGCTGCGCCGTTTCTACCAAAGCCTGCGTGGCCAGAAGTATCTGCCGGATGAGACGTTCCGTGAGTTTATTGAACGTGCCATCAGCCCAACCTACATGGGACCGACTGACACGACTCTGCCACCCTCAGATGAGGCAGAACGGCAACTGCGCGATGCAGAACGCGAGAGTGCAACGTGGTCGCCTAAGCGTATCAAGATGCTGGTGCGTGAGTTTGTATATCGCCAAGAAGGTAGAGAGAACGACACCAAGGCATACGCTGCCTTTATCAATCCGACTGAGTTTGTGCGTGCAACCACCGAGCCTGGTGAGTTCCGCAAAGAATTGCTCCGCGCAGAAGAAGGCTTGGACATGGATCGTCTGCGTGAGGAAGACCAGACGCCGTTCTTGAAGGTGGATTACGTGCCCGGCGACCGGGTGATGTGGTCTATCGTCAATCATGAGGGCCGTCACCGCATGGCTGCTTTGGCAGCTGCTGGCGTGGAGCGCGTGCCCGTATTGATTCGCATGACTGGCGAAGCGCAAGCATGGCCCGCTATTGAGTCGCAGTGGTTGAGCGGCCAAAGATTTGGCACTGGGATTAGGGAGAAAGGTGATGCAGTCGAGATCACCGACTTGACGCCAATCTCGTGGGCCAACCGCGATGATCTGCAACAGAAGTTTGGTGGCGAGGGTATAGCGTTCAGTATCGAACAGCCAGAAGCAAAGCCCACGAAGCGGATGAGCGATGAAGACATTCGCGACGAACAGATTCGTGAGTACTCTGCACTGCGTCAACGCTTAGCTGCTGTTCCCCGGAGAATCGCGACTGGCAAAAGCGCGCTCCCTGATGGCCCAGCTAAAGGCATGACCGAGCTTGAGCGCGTCTACCTGAAGTCTCTTGTGGATAGGGCGCAGTATCTTAAGGCTGCCATCAAGATCAGTGCTCCGCGTCTTGATAGCCCTGAGCAGTTCCTGGCTCGCGCTCTCAAGGAGTACGACGCCGGCAACATCAGCAAGGAAGTGTTAGATGTCATTCAGGCTGCGTATAAACAACAGCCCAGACTTCTCAATGGACTAAAGCTCAGCATCAAGCAAGCCCCTGAAGGGGAGGGGCGCTTTGCCGGTGCGTTCCTAAACATGTCGCGCATCGTTCGCCTCTACAAGGGGTCGAGCGGTGTGGACGATCCAAAGACCATCCGCCATGAGCTGACGCACTCTTTGGAGCAGATGATGACGCCCGAGCAGCGCGGCGTGATTATCGACAAGTGGCAAGACGATCTGGCCAGGGCAATCCGCAAGCACAAGGATGCCGCCCATCAGAAGTACTTTGAGGCGCTGCTGAAGTTCTTGGATAAGCCCACGATGGAAAACTACAAAGCTGCCATCGCGGCGCTGCCATCGTATGACATGTACCAGTTCATCACTCCCTCTGAGTACTGGGCAGTCAACGCAGAGAACCTTATGGCCAGCCAGCTTGGCGGTCCTTGGCAACGCTTCAAGGCAGCCATGAAGCGGATGTTTGAGGCGCTGAAGGATGTCTTTGGATTCGATAACAAGTACGTTGTCCAGCGTGTCTTCAAAGACATCATGACTGGCAGCAAGGAACGCGTGACCACCGAGATGCTGGCTGACCGGGCGGGCATTGCTGTCTATCCTGCGCAGAACATCGAAGAAGACAAAACGCTGATTGAAAAGTACAAGCGTCCCAAGACGCCGATGCTGGACAAGAAGCCGCTGGCTACCTTTTTGCTTGACCAGTTTAAGAACGGCAAGGATCTGTTTAAAGACTTTGTAGAGAACCCCAAAGAGGCTGCTGCTGACGCTGGCAACTCATTAATTGATGGGGCGCTCAGGGCGCGCATGGCAACTGTCTGGTACGGGGCCGGTTTGGAGTCACGCGACTTTGCCAAGTATGGTGGTCAGCTGCGCACTAGCGAAGACTTGGCCACAGCATCTGTTGCTTTGGATAACGCCATCCGCAGCGGCAATATTGGCGTGGAAGTCATCTTCCGTGGTGGCCTAAAGTTTGATAAGGACAAGCTGCAACTCGTAGCCGTAGAGACCAAGAAAGGTATGCGCGGTGTCTACGATGCAGAGCGCCGCCTGAAGGACAAGCTGGGCAATCAGCTTGGCACTGACATTATCCAAGGCTATCTGGAAGCCAAACGTTCTATAAGCATCATGAACGAGTTTTACGATCGCCAGGCTGCATACGAGGGCGCCAAGGAAAACCTCAAGATGCTGCGCGAGCAGGGCGCTTCGGAGAAAAAGATTAAGGAAGCAGTGGCGCTCATGGAGAGCGCAGAGCGCAGCCTTGAATCGGTTAAGAAAGCCGTCTCATCGGTGACCATGACCGAAGAGGAAATGTACGATTTTGCCGCTAGGGACAAGGTTCATCCAGAGCTCCGCGAAATTATGGACAACTGGACGGCTGTAAATCAGAACCTGTTGCGTATCTGGCGAGATGTTGGCCTGTTGTCTCCGGAGCGTTACGAGGCGCTTGCCTCTATCCCGGACTACGTACCGTGGTATCGCATCATGCAGGACGAAGAGGATCCGCATACGCCTCTTATGTCTACCACCCGTGGGCTCACCAACATTGGCCGGGAGAAGCTGTTTAAGCGGACCAAGCCGACCGATGTGCTGGACTTCAAGGGCAAGGAAGGCAAGAAGGTTCTGGACGAGAGCGGCAACTTGATTGGCATGTCTTTCAAAGTGCCGCCGTCCACTGTGCTACGCGTTGAGGTAGATGGCGAAAAGATCAAAGCCCAGGACTTGTCTGTGACCGATGACGGCCGGGTAATGGTCAAGGCACCGATTGATGACGCCTCTCTGGTGGTCTTCAAGGTGACCCGCCCGATTCAAAACATTGTTGATAACATGACTCAGAACGTCATGCGCATGACGATGAACGCCATCCGTCAGTATGCGGCTGGACGGATTGTTTCTGAGTACGCAACCCGTGACCCCCAGGGAAGAGTTATGACGTTCCCGAAGGAAGATCTTGCCAAAGGTCGATTCTCCTTTGTGATCAACGGTCAACGCAAGGTCGTAGAAATTTCAGACCCGCTACCGCTGGGCGCTATTTATGGCATGGATAGCTTGAACTTGAAGATGTTTGCACTGCCTGCTGCATTCGCCAACTTCTTCCGTCGCACCATTACTCTGTCGTTTGTGTTCCAGCTGAAGCAGGTATTCAAGGATGCGCCCACGGCGGCTGCCGTTACCGGCGTTCGCAATCCAGCAGCTCTTATCCTGGGGACTTACAAAGGACTCATTACCGCGTTGCTGCAACCTGTCGGCAAGAAGGTGGGCATAGACATCGAGCCAGCGGTGGATATCTTGAAGGCTGCCGGCATCGGCGGCTTCCAGAATCCGTCACGTACTCCAGAGGCAGAAGTAAAGCGTCGGCTGGGCATCATGAACCGCAACGTCTTCGACTTTGTGATCAAGGCGCTAGACCACATTGGTGACTCGGCTGACATGGCGCAACGGATTGCAGTTTACAAGCGCGTCATGGCAGAGACTGGCAATGAAACGCAGGCGCTCTATCAGGCTGCCAATGTCATTAACTTCCTACACCACGGCTCCTCCGGCACAGCTCAGGCTTTGGTTAAGACCGTTCCCTTTATGGGCGCATATGCCAACGCAATGGATGTATTGGTTAACTCATTGATTGGCGGCGGCCTTAAGGGCATGAGTCGCAGGAAGGCCATTGCCCGTTTGAGTGTGACCACGGGGATGCTGATTGGCATCACGCTGCTTTACACCATGTTGGTCAGTGGTGATGACGACTACGAAGAGCTGGACGATCAGACTAAGCTGCGCAACTTCATCATCCCTGGCACCGACATCATGCTGCCGATGAACACGTCGTATGCGTTCTTCTGGAAGGCAATCACGGAGATGCTTTACAACGAGGCAATCAAGAAGGCTACGCCGAATGAGATTGACCAAACACGCCTGAAGAAAGCGTTGAGTACTGCCGCCAGAGACATGCTGCTTGGTCCGGAGCCGGTGCCGCAGATAATCAAAGGTCCGGCTGAGATTGCCATCGGCTACAACTTCTTCACCGGACGGGACATCATTCCTGAAGGTCTGAAGAACGTTGAAACGTTCCAGCAGTACACCGCTGCCACTTCAGAACTTGGCAAGTGGTTTAGCAGCTACACCGAAGTCCCCGGTACTGATGGCAAGCGCATCCTAAGCCCCATCGAGGCAGATCATCTAATCCGTTCCACGTTTGGTACGGCCGGGGCTCTTGGTCAATGGGTCACCAATCGCATTGCCGTAGAGGCTGGCACAAGACCGGAGCTCACGGAAAAGGAAGCGCCTATCACTGGCGCGTTCCTGCGACCGGAAGTAGATCGTGGCAGAGAAGATCTGTTCTACGACCTACGCAATCGCGTGAACCAAAAGTACAACACGCTGCGTGAGCTGGAGCGTGATGATGAGAAGAAAGCCGAGGCTTACGACGAAAAGTATGAAGACCTTCTTGATATGCACAAAGACGTAAACAAGATAGCCGCAGACCTATCCGACATCAACGCAGAAATTCGCGAGCTCAGCACATCTAAAGATATCAAGATGACCCCCGCCGAACGTCGCGCCGAAATCCGCGCTCTTCAGCAGGAAAAGAAAGAAGTCCTTGATGACATATACGAGCTTCGCAAGGAGGCGGGGCTCTAGTCTAGGGTGTGTATCAGAATAGAACACGCTCCACCCTTCCTGATCTCTTGACGGATGAGGTGGAGCTCATCTATCTGGCTATCTGATTCATAGCAGCCAGCGTGCTCACAGGCGTCCAAAAGCGCCTTGCAAACGTTATCTAGGTCACGAGCCCTCCGGTCAGGAGGAAAGAGCGCGACATGCACAGCAAGCCTCCCTTCCAAAGCCTGGACATTGCTGTCTACGCACGCTTCCGCCACCGCAACACGGAAGTCTTTGCCACGCTTAGAGATGAAACGATGTTTGCCTGACTGCCCCCAGTAATGGTTTACAGAAGGCGGAAATGGCAACAGCAGCTGTATGTGTTTCATGGTTGTTCCTTTAACAATGTTAAAGGGAGGCCGAATTTTTCAATGAAATCAATGGGGGTGTCTTTGCAAAAATGTTGCACATGAAAAAAAGTTGACGCACCTGTTGACACGGGGCGACATGGGTATAAGAATACCCGTTAAGGAGGCAACATGAAACTGACTAACAAGCACGGTATCCCCCAAACTTTCATCAATGTGTTGGAGCGCCCTACCTACAGCAAGGGCAAGGCCAACCTATCCGTGACTCAACTGATCAACAGTCCGAAGATTGTTGCGCTGACACAGAAGTTTCAGGAAGAGATTGAGCAGGATGTGTCGGAGATGGTGTGGAGCTTGTTTGGCTCCGCTATTCACAAAGTGCTTGAGCACGGCGCCGATGAGAACCACTTAATTGAGGAGCGCCTTCACGCCCATGTGGACGGTTGGAACATTTCCGGCGCTATCGATCTGCAAATTGTCAACGATGACGGTAGCTTGTCGATTCGTGACTACAAGACCACATCGGCCTGGGCGGTAATGAACGACAAGGCCGAATGGGAGCAGCAACTGAACATCTACGCATGGCTGGTTGAGACGGTCAAAGACAAGCCGGTCAAAGACCTTGGCATCGTTGCTATCATCCGCGATTGGAGCCGGCGTGATGCAGCCAATCGAGAGGGTTATCCTAGCGCCCCCGTCAAGGAGCTGCCCATTAACTTGTGGACGTATGGGGAGCGCGAGCAGTTTGTGCGCAATCGTATTGAGCTGCACTCTGCGGCTGATTTTGCGATGGAAACGGATCAGCTTTTGCCGCCGTGCACTCCCGAGGAGATGTGGGAAAAGCCCACCGTGTATGCGGTGAAGAAGAAGGGTGCAGCACGAGCAAAGTCTTTGCACGAGACCGAGCAAGAGGCAAACGTCATTCGCTTGCAGTTGGGCAATGACTACGAGGTGGAGACGAGGCTGGGGGAGCGCACCCGTTGCGCTAACTTTTGCTCCGTCAACGCATGGTGCCAGCAATGGCGCGACTATCAAGATGGCTGGAGGGCTGAATGAGTATTTACAAGAAGTTGATGGATGCTCGGGTCAAGCTTCATGGTATGGAGCTGAAGAAGTCTGGCGAGAACAAGTTTGCCGGGTATAGGTACTTTGAGTTGGGAGACTTTCTCCCGCAGACCATGAGAATCTTTTCTGATCTTGGTCTGTGCAGCGTTGTGAGTTTTGAGTCGGACTATGCATCCCTGACTATCACAGATGCAGAGAGTGGCAACTACATCACTATCAAGAGTCCGATGGCAGATGCCAATCTCAAAGGCGCTCACCCCATCCAGAACCTGGGCGCAGTAGAGTCCTATCAGCGCCGTTATCTTTGGATGGCGGCGATGGAGATTGTGGAGAACGACATCATTGATGCCGCTCCGCAGGTTAAGCCGGAGGCTAAGCCCGAAGTCAAGCCTGCGGCCAAGAAGCCGTCTCCTGAGATTAAGGGTGAGTCGGGCGATTGGAGCATCAAGGTTTCTTTGAAGCCGGATGGCAACGTGGATGATTGGCTGGTGGTTGTTAATGATGCCGTCATGGCCGGCCTGGAGATGGCAACCAAAGAAGATGATGTCATGCAGATCTTTAAGAAGAACAAGCAGCTGTTTGACGCCGTGAAAGAGGCGGATGCTGTGTTTTTCAAGGATTTGATGGCTGCGTTTACTGATACCAAGAACAAACTGAAAGGGAATTAAATGAGCAATTATGTTCCGCGTCCTAACTCTGGAACCTTGTGGCCCAACAACAAGCGAGCCGACAATCACCCTGATGTCAGGGGCGATGCGTTTCTTGATCGCAAGTTGCTTCAGAGCATGTTGCGCAATTCCGACGACGACCTAATTAAGATTCAGGTGTCCGGATGGGCAAAGACTATCGCCGGCAAGGACTGTATTTCTTTGTCGTTCTCGGAGCCATACGAAAAGCCTCAGTCCAAGCCTGTCGCCAAGTCGGCGTCAGATGAGGATCTTCCATTCTGATGAAGACGCTTCAATTTGAGGCCGTCAAGGTTGAGATGAAGCAGAACGTTAAAGGCTACATCTTGACCTTGTGCCTTCATCCAGATGAGGTTCCAGAGGATTTGTTCAGGGACTATGTAGGTGCCCGCTATCAGGTGGTGATGGTTCGCATAAATGCGAACGAAGAACCGATTGATAGGCAAGATGAATTTGAGTCTGACAAGTCGGTGAAGCTTGCTGGCATGTTGTGCAGAGACCCAAAGTTTTGGCAGTTTCTGCACGATGACACTCAGATCATTCAGCCCAATGAGGCCGAAGCAACTGACTGGCTCAGGGATTTCTTGAACATCAAGTCCAGAACAGAGCTAAAGAAAAACATAGAGGCCAGGAACCAGCTGGACTCGTTGCACAGGGAGTTTGTTGCATGGACAAGAAAATGATTCCGTTTTCGGTGTATCTGCCGGCGGAATATCACGAGCGAATGAAGCAAGCCGCTCAAGGGCGTCGAGCGTCTGCCTTGGTTCGCGATGCCATCACGATGATCATGGATGGCGACGATGCGTTCAAGGCTGGCTACAACAAGGCCGTGCGCGATGCATCAAAGGTTGTGTATGACTGCAAAGAGGCTCAGATGGTTGCAGTCAATAAGCGTGACCTTGGGGCAATTCTGACCGAATTGATTGAGAAGCTGGAGATGAAATGATCCATATTCTTGAGACCGAGATTGGTGATGTTCCTTGTGTAGTAAGGCTACTCAATTGGGAGCCTTACAAGCCAGCCTACATCAGCGGTGCACCTGAGAATTGTTACGAAGCTTCTGGCGGTCATGGCGATTGGGAGGTGTGGGTTGATGACGAGCGCGCCAAGTGGCTAGAGGATGATATGTCCGCGAAAGACATTGAGAAGCTGGAGGATCAACTTTTCTACATGATGGAGGGGCGATGAACTTTGAACAGCTGAACCTTTTGGTTCGTGAGTGGGCGGAGGTTCGCGGGATCTACGCGCATAGCAACGCCCGTGCGCAGCTTCTGAAAGCGATGGCTGAGTTCGGCGAGCTTGCTGACGCGGAAGGCAAGGAGGACATGGCTGGCATCATTGATGGGATTGGAGACACCCTGGTGTGCCTTATCAACTACGCCGCCATGCACAAGCTAGATATTGTTGGTTGTTTGGAATGTGCTTACGATCAAATTAAAAACCGCAAGGGCTACATGATTCAAGGCGGTTTGTTCATAAAGGAAGAATGATGTTTACAGATTATTCGACATATCTTCAGACCATTGTGATGCTGGAAAAGCAGGCACATGAATTGTGCAATCTTAAAAAATACAGCGAAGCCAAGAAAAAAGCCGAGGAGATTCACAAAGTTGCTTACGAGCTTTCCAGTTGGTTGGAAAAGCAGCAGCCCGGCAAAGCAAAGTCTGTTGAAGACGCTGCCAGGCTAGCGCTGGAAGCAATCGAGCTCGGCTGTTCGTTTGATTACTTTGACAGCGTCATCGGGCCAGAGCTGAGGAAAGCGCTAGGAGGCAGGAGTGACTAGAGAAGATATTTTGCGGATGGCGCGTGAGGCCGACTGTTTGGATCCTCAGCACTATGGAAGTGACTGGGTTGACAAGCTGGAGAAACTCGCGGACTTGATTGAGCAGCACGTCAAGCAAGAGGCGAAAGACAAACTGAGAAAATGGGCATCGTATGAACCGTGACGAAATAATCCGCATGGCGCGGGAGCAAGGATTGCCTGAAACGGAAATTGAAGGCGTGTTCAGAGTCAACACCGACGACCTTGGCCGAATGCTTGCAGCAGAACGCGAGGCGTGTGCTCAGGTGTGTGAATCAAAAGGCATGGTCAAGGGCGGTGAAGTGTTCGCGGCAAGAATCCGAGCGAGGGGTGAGTAAAAATGGACAGCAATAAAGTATTGGTGGAGTTGGAGTGGGAACAGATTGACGCAATTGTGAGGAACGAACTGCGTGACCATATTGAAATGATTCATAGGGAGTTGGCGGCGGGGGATCATATCCATCCAGACGATGAAGCCGGCAAGCAAAAACTTCTCCCCGCTTTGTATGTGGTCTACGAGCATTGGGCGGGTGAGGCCGAGAGTATGCGGTTGATGAAGGAACTAGAGTATGAAACTAGAACTGATTAAGTTAAATGAAGATACCGGCATCTGCGAGTTGGACATTGATGAGGAAGGCAAGCAGATGCTGATGGAGTTGGGGTTCAACGCATTGATGCGTAAAGCACTAGAGGGATACGACAATGAACAAAAGCGGAGGATGCATGACTGACTTTATCCAGAAGCAGTTTGATATCAGTCAAGAGCTCATCCGGTTAATGAACCGCGAGCACGAGGAGCGGTTGCGTATGTTTGATGTTTACGATGAGCAGCTGCGCGATAAAGACCGACAAATTGCCAAACTTAAATCCACCATTGAGGCACTAGAACTTTTAGTGAAAAAGTAATGGGACACTGGATCTGGTTCAATCTTCTTCTGTTTTCTAATGGTCATTGGGTATACGTTGATTCTTTGGAAACACTAGAGGATTGTTCTGATCTCCGAATGCAATACGAAGAAAAATATCCCGGCAATTACTATTGCTTGCCAATCCAAGTTATTAAAATTTAAGGATAAAAATGATCCCAATTGCAGCAAACAGAATGGCAGAGGTAGACACTGCCCCAATGTACTATCTTAATAGCCAGCCGTGGCTGCCCCACTACACTAAGCCACATATTTTTGTGGCTCCTGGTGGTTACGAAAAAACCGAGCATCAGCTTATTTCGCTTGGGGCTCGCAAGAAAATTGTTGCCCTATGGATGCGGTCATGGCAGAAAAAGAAGTAAACCTGACTTTTTATCACGTCAATGGATTGCTAACGTGGGAGCAGCTTTATGCTCTATTCAACATCATTGAGGACTACGAAACCGTGGACGATCAAGAGCAATACGACATAGCGTGTTTGAAAAGCATGGTTCTTAACACGCCGATGGAGGGTGGACGCACTTTTGGGGAGCTGCTTTGCATGATACAAAGCCCTAATGTTGAAGCCGTGCCATCAAGTGAACTGCGAGATATCAACCCAGCTAGTCAGTCTGGCTAGCGGTGATGTTGTATGCAGCGCCTGCCCCAACTGGGCAATGGAGTGTGAGGCCAGGCGACTTCTAACCTACCCTGCGGCCCAGCGCAGAGAGGCTCTGTCAAAACGGAAAGAGATCCGCAAAGACATTTCTCAACTTGAAGCGGTGATGGAATTCCTTGAACAACAAACTAACGCCGGCCGAAAGAAAGCACCTTCACAAAGTTAAGTCTTTGCCATGCGGGGTGTGTGGCGCGGCTGGTCCTAGTGACGCTCACCATGTAGAGCAGCATCAGCAGTATCTGTGCATTCCTCTGTGCAAGGATTGCCATCAGGGAAGCCACAACGGCATCCACGGCGAAAAGCGGATCTGGTCGGTCTACAAAAAAACAGAGCTATCGGTGCTTAACGAAACGATAAGAAAGCTTCTTGCCGGGTTCTGAGTTATAATTGCTGTGTCCTCATCTCCTAGGACGTATCGATGAAGTAGCTTGGCCCCTCTTTGAAACGAGGGGCTTTTTTTGTACAATGGTTTTACAGTCCTTCTGATGAGCCGTGAGTCGGCGAAACCTACGGGTAAAGGACAGCACGACCTGCCGGTGTAGTGGTCTGCGTAGCGGGACTGCCGCAAGGGGGAATGGGTGAAGAAATGTGGGAGCCTGTGCACGGGCGAACCGCAGCCCTAGTACCGAACCGGCAACTTCAAGGAGATAACAATGCAACTGCGTTGCTTGAATGTTTGGGAAGACGCGCCGCACGTTCGCGGTGACCGCAAGTTTTGGCTGAACTTTGAGCGCACCATTGGATGGTGGTCGCTAACCATCTGCGGTTTTTGTTTTATCCTGCTTAGATCATCGAAGGATTAACAATCGTCCGGCAATACTCGCCAAAATCGGCGTGGTATGTAATGCATTGCGCGTCTCTTTGGGCTCGATAGCCAGCGTTGTGCGCCCACAGGTCTGATGGCTGAAGGACGCGGTGGCTTTCAATGCACACGCCCTGGAGATCTTTCATGGTCTTGTGGTGAATGTGCCCTATGTGGGCATACCTATGCCGAGTGCTTCCCCACATTTCTGGCTTGTCGGCAGCCATCACGCCCTGCAAAGTTTCTGGCTTGACGGTGTCGCCATGAGTAGCGGCCAACATAACTTTCCCAAACTGTCGGAAATAAAATTTATTTGCCGACGTTTCAATGTGCACGCGCGGCTCGTTCTCATAAGCAACTTGCAGCCAGAGACTGAGATCGATGGCCGAATAATCGTCGTGGTTTCCGATGATGTTCCACACGGTAACCTTGGTGTGCTTTCTTAAAGAAATCCGAATCATCTCTCGCAGTATGCGAAAGCCCACCTTGCGAACCTTTTGATAGCGACCATCAACATCTAAGGCATGACCGGATCTCAAAGTTCTGTTTTGCCCGTCATCGGCATGAAAATAGTCACCAAGATTTAGGATGATTGCCTCTTCTGCCAGCGGGGAGCGCTCCACCAAATCGTCGTGAGCGCGGATAAATATTGATTCTGCTTTTGCCAGGTCGTGATCTTCGCCTGTCTCTTCGGCCCAAGCTCTCATGCCGACATGCGGATCCCCGTATATATACATCGAGAGCAGTTTTTGATCGCAAGCCTCCGTGGGCAAATGCGTTGGCGACACCCTGACAATCTCATCGCGAAAAGCCTCAAGAAATGCTTGCTTAATCTCTTCGCTGTTCTGCGTATCCTCTCTTGTTTTAACCCATTGTCCTTTAACCGTTCCATCTTCCGAGTAATAGGTTGAGGTTCCCTTGACCACGTAGCCTGGAGGGGCTGCGTGGGTCATGTCGTGTTCAGGCGAGAGACCTTGGCGGGCAGCTCTGGCTTGCAGCCGGTAGATCTGGCGATACATGTTTCTGAGGTTCATTCCAAGGGCTGCAGCAGCCTGAGTCTTGTTGCCACCAGCTGCTTCAATTGCATCCAAAACTTCATGATCTCTTACGTTGGCAAACTCTCTTAAGTGATCCACTTTGCCCCCCCTAAAAAAATCCCCGCCGAAGCGGGGTCAAATGCAATTAAGACAAAGGTTTTTCTTCTAGGCCGTCATCGTCATCAATGTCTTCGTCTTCATCGATGTCCTCGTCTTCGCCAAGATCATCATCAAAGTCATCATCATCATCATCGCCGATATCGGTTGCGTGCCACGATTCGCTGACTTCATCAGCGTCAGAATCAAAAGCTTCCTTGATAGCATCGCTGGCAGTTTCAGCTTCGATGAAATATTCAAATCGAACAATGTTCGTAATGTTCCAAATCTTCATAACCACCCCCCGTAAGCGCGACCGTGCGCACGCATGAAACTATCTACACATTATTGCCACCATGTGAATTAAGGTGTTGACAAGCGGTTGAATTGTAGTATGTTTAGCGTGTCTGGTGTGGCAACCAGGTATGTCCGTAGACCCCGGTGCAGTGATAGGGGGCTTGTGTGGTCACAAAGCATCTGCGGACATGCCAAGTGATTGCCCAAGCCAAGGGCCAAGCCCTCTATCAGTGCATTGGGGTTTTTCTTTTGGCAGCCAGACCGTCAGGGCGCGTTAGCAGATGGGCCTGTATGGGCTGCACCCGATAAACACACGGTCTAACTTACACCCGATTAGTACCGTACCAGCCTGTCAGCGAGGGACTGGTGTAGATAACGCAACGTGGTAGGAACCCAGGCGTTATTGAATGAATCGCTGCCTCATGGGGGACTGGGGCCGGTCAGCCGGTCTGGGTCGTGTGAATCCCGCAACCGCCGGATCCACCCTGGGGAGACTATTTTTCCGTGATGCGGCATCAGATGAAAGTGGCAACGGTCATGTGCTATGATAAAGCTGCACCTAGAACGTTATGCTGGTGTACGATGGAAGGCCCACAAAGGAGGTCAAATGAAGAAGCTTGCACTAGACGCCATCCGCCTGGATGGTGAAACGCAGGCCCGCGTATCGCTTAACCAAGATGTGGTTACGGAATACGCGGCGCACATGCAGGAAGGTGATACGTTCCCGTCGATTGTTGTGTTTCATGATGGCAGCGATTACTGGTTGGCGGATGGTTTCCACCGCTACATGGCGCATAAGCAAAACAAGGCCACAGAGATTGAGTGTGATGTCCGCACGGGCACTTTGGAGGAGGCCAGGCTATACGCCTACGGTGCAAACGGCCGTCGCGGCCTGTCGTTGAGCCGAGAGGACAAGCGCAAGATCGTTTTGTCTATGCTCAAACATCCGGAATGGAAAAAGTGGGCCAATACGGAGATTGCAAAGCACGTTGGATGTTCAAGTATGACCGTAGGCCGGATCAAGTCTGGATTGGTTTATGACGCAGAAAAAGAGCAGCCCAAGAAGGTGGTTCGTAATGGCAAGGTGCAGGAAGTAAAAACACAAAATCTTGGAAAGCAGAAGAAAGTTGTTGAGATTGTTGAGGCCGAGCAGGAAAGCGACACCTTGGCCGAGCTGACCGATACTATTAATGAGCTTCATACAGAGAATCAGAAGCTCAAGGATGCGATTGCAATTGGTCAATGGGACGCCAGCGAGATTGAGAAGCTGGACATTCAGGAAACTGTCGAGGAGCTGCGCGAAAAGGCAAGGGTGCTGGAGATCGACAACGCGGCATTGAGGGATAGCCGCGATATGTTCCAGGCGAGAAACGCGGAGCTTATGCAGACCGTAAAAAACCTGCAAACAAAACTGCGGAAGATAGAAGCGGCAGCTTGACCGCTTGCCCCACGCCGCAGGGAGTGCGGCAGTTTATGGAGATCATATGGAGCTGCAATTGCGCGAGCACCAGATGCGTGTCATCGAGGAGCTCAGGGAAGGATTCCGCAAAGGGTATCGATCACAACTGCTGTACGCCCCGACGGGGTTTGGTAAAACAGAGGTCGCCATCTATTTAATGAAGGCGGCCAGAGAGAAGTGCAAGAAGTCTGCGATGGTGATGGACCGCATCGTTTTGGTAGACCAGACAAGCCTAAGATTAAGCAAATACAATCTGGCGCACGGCGTGTTTCAAGCGGGGCATTGGAAGTATGACCCGAGCGAGCTCATTCAGATCTGCTCAGCGCAGACTCTGGAGCGCAGGGATACGGTTCCAGGCATGAACCTGCTAATCGTTGATGAATGTCACATTGCGCGCAAACACATCACGCAGTTCATTAAAGACAATCCCCATATCTCCGTCGTTGGGCTGACGGCGACGCCTTTTACCAAAGGCTTGGGCGACATTTACGAAAATGTAGTAACCGGCGCGACCAATGGCTGGCTAGTCGATAACAATTGGCTGACGCCGCTACGCGTGTTTATCGCCAAAGAAATTGACATGACCGGCGCCAAAAAGGTGGCGGGCGAATGGTCTCAGGATGTAGTAACGCAGCGCGGTATGTGCATCACCGGCGACATCGTTCAGGAGTGGATTAAAAAGACACACGAGATTTATGGAAAGCCGGAAAAGACCATTGTGTTTTGTGCCGGCGTGGCTCACGGTGCAGACCTTGTGGAGCAGTTTGCTCAGCATGGTTATAACTTTGTGGCTATTAGCTACAAAGACAACGATCAATTTAAGCGTGATGCAATCGAGGACTTTGCCAAGCCAGACACGCAGATACACGGGCTTATCGCTACAGATATCTTGACCCGTGGGTTCGATGTGCCTGATGTGAAGATCGGAGTGTCGGCGCGCCCTTTTTCAAAGTCTCTTTCGTCACACGTTCAGCAGATGGGGCGCGTCATGCGTCCCCACCCCTCCAAAGAGTTTGCTGTGTGGCTTGACCATTCGGGAAACTATCTTCGCTTCCGTGAGGATTGGGATTCGCTGTATGTCGATGGGGTGGATGAGCTCGACGACAAAGCAGAGACGCCAAAGAAAGAACCGTCGTTCAAAGACAAAGAGGAGGCTAAATGTCATGTCTGCGGATGTCTTCGTCCGCGCGGCGCGGGCAGCTGCCCATCATGTGGTCATGTTTTCCAAAAACGTAACCAGGTCGAGGCGATCGCCGGCCATTTGGAGGAGCTCACATCGGGTCACAAGTCCAAAGAGGACAAACAAAAGTTTTATTCCGAGTTGGTTTGCTACGCGATGTCAAAGGGATACAACCCAAATTGGGCGAAACACAAATACAAAGATAAGTTTGGTGTCTGGCCCAAAAACCTTTCTGAGACCCCGATGCCGATCAGTTTGGCAACGTCCCAGTGGATTAGGTCTCGGCTAATTGCCTATGCCAAGAAGCAGGAAAAGCTCCGCATTCCTAGTATGGTGGCGCGATGACGTTCGAGGATTTTGTAAGGGGGCACGGGCTTATCGTTGACGGTCTTGTGCCGGATAGGTGGGTTGCCGTCCCTACGGAAGATCACCCGCGCAAAAAAAATGGTCGCTACAAGTGGCTGGGCGATGTGGGTTGGGCGCAGAACTGGGCAACTATGGAGCGGCCACAAATGTGGCGCGGCCCCGACTCGACTGTTGACCCCAGGCGCATCGCACAAGCGGCTGATACGCGGCAGCAGGAGGCCGATAGGGCCGCCAAAAAGGCCGGGTGGATACTGCACCAGTCTGAACTGCGCGACCACCCCTATCTGTGCAGGAAAGGGTTCCCTGACGAGCGGGGCGCTGTATGGAACGACCTGCTAGTGATTCCGATGCGCCGTGATGGCCGGCTGGTGGGCGCACAACTCATAGACCAAGAGGGCGGGAAGCGATTCCTGGCTGGCCAGACCACTAAGGGGGCAGCGTTCGTTTTCGATGCAAAGGGGCCGCCCATTTTCTGCGAAGGCTTTGCCACCGGGCTGAGCATTCGGGCAGCCATGCAAGCTCTCAAGATCCGTTACACCATTTACGTGTGCTTCTCGGCAGGAAACATAGAGGGTGTGGCGTCGAAAGTCTCTGGCGGTATCGTCGTCGCAGACGCCGATCCTAATGGTGTCGGGGTCAGGGCCGCCTGCAAAACAGGCAAGCCTTATTGGGTGTCTGACGCAGTCGGTGAGGACTTCAACGACCATCATGCGCGGGTGGGATTGTTTCAAGCGGCTCTATCTTTAAGACGGGCGTTGTTCGATAAATCCGCAACAGCCGATGGTACTTAGCTTCGATTGCCCGGACCCGTTCTTTACAATACCACGGGCGGCCTGCTGCTGCGAGTGAAGCTCCAGCCCTGCGCTCACAAAGCACCGCCCAGTAACGATCCTTCACGTCCTGGGCGATGCGTCCTGCTTCTGGTTTGCCCCAAAGGGCGTCAAACTGCTCACGCGTTAAATCCATCCGCAACCCACCCAAATAACGATGCCCACAAACGCAATAATCCACCAAATCCATGAGCCAAAAGATCGATCCGGCTCCTCCACCCATAGTGTAGCTTCATATCCGTAAGCCTCCCGCATGGAGCGGGGAATGCGGTAATCCTTAGATCTAAACTCGCTGAAAAAAAGGTTGTTTTTCATTTTCAAAATGGCACCGTGGATTCGACCGGGTCGTTTTCAATCACGTCGGGCAGGGGCTGCCAGAAGCGGCCCTCCGCCCCACACGGCCAGATCCGCATCTGATAGCAGTTCTGTTGGTTGATGTCGCCCGTGACAATGTTGGGTTGCTCCGCCCGCGAATGCAGGCACAGGTGCGTCATCGGGTCGTGGTATTGGCAATCGCGGCAGATGCGGGTCATGCTGCATCCTCCTCGGATTCCCATTCCTCCATAGCGGCAACGATGCCGAACTCATTTTCCAGCTCCGCCGGCAGATCACGGGCATCCTCGATGCTTCCGATTTTGTAGCGCCAGTCCTGACCGTCTTGGAACATGCCGGCAAACCCCATCCCGCATTCCCAGTAGTACGCCTTGACCTCAAGGTCTCCGCGCTCAGAGAGGGCTTCATAAACGCCAACAGGCGGAGCCCATGCGGACTCGAATTGTGCCCTCAGTTGGAATTGACCACCCCCCAAGTCGGACACGTCGAAGTTGTCGTCGCCCACGTCCCATTTAGTGCCCCACCGTGACGTGCAGAAGTCGTACCAGTTCCCGTAACCGTGCTTCTCGAGGCTCTCTGCGGTTTTGCGTTTGAGTTCCTTTTTCTCGGCCTCATCGCCCCGAAAACCAGCAGTGATGTGCAGGTCGTCGGGCACGGGGATCACCCCATTGCAAAAGCGGCCATGCTTAAAAGCCTCCGCCAACCGTTCAATCTCGGCCTGCGGTCCTGTAATGACAATGCTGTTAGAGCACCAATTTGGCATTTTTTAATCTCCTAGAAAAACAGCGGTAAAAAAGCCAGCGTAAGCCAGAAGGCGGCCATTGCCAGCAGCAGTGGCACGCCATGGTGCCTTGGGGTCATTCATGCTACCCCCTCGATCACCCATTCGCCCGCCTCCGGATAGAGCGATTCGGTCGCCTGGCCGAGGGCCATGCCTGACAGTTCGGCGTCGATGGCCTTTAGGACGTATTCGTGAGCAAACCACGGTGTCCGCATCCGCTCCGCCTCATCTATGGCAGCGTCGATGCGGGCCTGTATGTCGGTGCCGTTTGCCTCGTCGTCGAATCGCATCGCCCCTTCAACAATGTTCTCCAACAGGGAAACAATGCATTTCTGGATCGCGCGCTCTTGCTGCGCGTCCGTCAGTTCCTTAAATGTTTTCATGTTCTTCCACCGTGTCCAAGTGAACCCATCGGCCGTGCGGCATCGTGTGTCATGTTGCCTCCATCTGTTCGTTCGTCCAGTCGCTCACGTCCACGCCCTCGGGCAGCTGCAAACTGAACGTCTTCCGCTCGATTTCCTCCACGAAAAAATCCATCTTCATTTTTTCCCTCCCAAAATTGCATCGATGAAAGCCGCCGAGAACCCCCGGCGGAGCATTGCAGCGCGGAGTGCATCCGCCCATGTCGTATTAGGCGGCGGTCTCATGTCCTATGTCTCCGGCTACATGATGGCGCAAAAAGCTGCCGACAGGCAAGGCCCGTGCGAATTTTTTAATCTCTGTAGCATCGTCTCCGACGCCATGCGTCCGCGTCTTGTGCCAATGAATGACGGTGCGGCCCGCTGCCGCATAGCATCCGCCAGTGCCCGTGCCGACACGCGCCGCCTGCGACCCGTGGGCCGTGAATTGAATGATGTAATCGCGCTCGCGCGCGCATAGTGGGCGTCCGCCACCGCAAGTGTGGCAAGTGACCGCCTGCGTCTCGGCGGGGCATCGCACGAACCGCACCCCGTCCATCCGCCACAAGTCAGGCGTGCCCGCGGCCGCGGCGTAAACGGTAGCGTGCCCCATGCGGTGGGCCAGGATGGCGGCCTCCGGTGTGTCCGCCGATATGTTTATGATGGTTTTCCCCGGCGCGGGCAATGGGATCAGTTCCGGGGCAAAATGCGTATAGGTCCACGCATGGCCCCGGCGCGGTACAGCGTCCCGCAGCGCGGCCAGATAGTCGAGGTCGATGGCATCCGTTCCACGTTCCGGCGCGGGGTGCAAGGCGCACGTCCGCGGGCAGGTTCCATATGTATCGGCGGCCCCGCTGCGATAGGTGGTCGCGATTGGGCCGGTCTTGGCGTTGCTGCTGACCGCTAGAAGTTTGAGCATGTTTCCTCCAGCGCGCGGCTGAAAATCAAGGTTAATCTGTCGAGGTCGGTGTCGTCCAATTCGGGGTCGCCCACGGCGTCGAGGAAAGTCTCAGCAGCGGCCCGCAGCACGGCGCGGCCTCGTACTGCCTCCCAGTAGTCGCTGGCGTCTCCCGGCTCGACGTTCAAATTGACTGTGCCGTCCAGTTCGTCGATGCTGTCGAGGGCGTGGCGCGTCCCGTCACGCCAGACATGCACCGGGGCGTCGGGGTCGCATTCCTGCATCAGGGCGATAAGCTCGCTCGTGTTCATTTTGCCTCCGTCAAATAAGTGTGTTTCGCGTATGTCCAAGCGTCGTTCCAAAGAACCTGCACGTCCTCGCGCATCTCTTCCCCATCTGCCATCCAGATTTCAACCCCGTGGTCGGCGAGCGCGGCGTCCATCACCATGTTGGCGTCGAGGTGGTCGTGCGAGTGGCAAACGTGGGGATCAGTCTCTGCCGCGTTGTCCCGGCGCATCGCCTGCCATTCCTGCGGCGTGAGGCGGGCGCGCAGAGAATGGCTGAATGTCGCCGCCAGTTCGCGGTGGTCGGGCAGGGCCAAGCGTTTGTCCTCCCAAATAGCGGTCAGGTGCATGGTTCCACCACATAGTCTGTCGATTCGATGGGGCGGGCCAAACATGCCGTGAACAGGTCGGCGCGTTGCGTGACCCCGTTGTAGGCGGCGCGGGCATCCTCGGCGGACTCGTGGCATTGCCATTCATCGAGAAAATGCCCTGCCGGGGTACGGATGGTGTAGACGACGAGAAACATTATCGAATCCTCTGAATGGTGCAGTTGTCGCATTGCCAAATGCTGCGGTCTCCCGGTTCGGTGTCCATAAAGTCGAGCACCGAATCCAGAGACCCGTGCAGTCGAGTCCATGTGCCCCATTCGGCGGGGTCGAATAGGTTGGTCTCCCCGCATTCCGCCCGCAGGGTGTCGCGTGTGTGGAGTTTCGTGGCCCCGTCCCACTCCAATAAATAAACGGGAAAGTGCAGCGCGGAAAGGTCAATCGATCTCCGCAGGTCTTGGAAGTCAAGATTCATGGTCGAACCTCTCAGATGAACCGCCGGAGTCGGCGGATGGGGTGGTCGCGGTCGATGTGCGCTTCCGTCACGTTGTACGGGGCGCCCCGGCTGTCGAGCGCGCGCAGCAGCAGGCCCGCGTCAGAGTCTTCTTCCAGATAAGCCCGAGGGCCGTCGGTGTAGCTATAGGGCGAGACGTCGGCGGCAATGCCTAGCGTGTCGAGGAGCGAGCGGGGGCACTCAAGCCACCCGTGACCGGGGTCGCTGTGGAACGTCAATTTATGCATGGTCTCTCCGAGAAGGGCGGGATGCCCATCCCTGTCTACCTCGGCGGACAGGGAAAGGCGCTCAGCGCGGCTCAAATGAGAAAACATCGCCCTTGCCGTCGAGGGTGGCACCAACGTAGTCCACGAACGGCGCGGCCTCGGGCCAGTGCTTTTTCACAAGGGCGATCGCGGCAACGCAATGCGCGTCCTGCGCGTGGTCGAATGGCACGGTCACCGACCAGATGGCATCGGCTCCGCGGTAGGTTGCGGCTTTGATGCGCGAGCCGCGCGTGTTGGTCGGCCCGAGGAAGCGGGTGTGAATGGCAATTGGCATGGTTGGGTCTCCCAGGTGATGAATTAGTGCCGTTTCATGTGCGGCATGGACAGTCTCGCACACACGCGGCCGCAATGCAAGCGCCGCGATGGTAAACTGGCGCGACCATATTCCGGTTCTGTACCGGGGGGAACGATATGAGGAAGTTGAAGCGGAGCGAGGTGGTCGAAGCGCTCAAGACTCATCCAATTGAGAATGTGCTTGTAGGTGCCAGTAGAGCGGACAGCAAGCGGCTCACCGCAAAGCAACGCCGATTCGCTGAGGAGGTAGCGACGGGCAACACCTACGCCGGAGCATACAGAGCGGCCTATGACACGCATACCCGGCCGGAGATCCAGAGCAATGAGGGAAGGAGACTTGCAGCGCACCCGCGTGTTGCCCTACAAATCGCGGCTCTAGAGGCGGCAGCAGAGGCAAAAAGATACGCAACCCCGGCAGCGCTGCGGGCTTTGGTCATCGAGCAGCTGACAGCAATGGCCGTGGACGACACCGTCAAACACGCGCAACGGCTCCGCGCGCTCGAGCTTCTGGGCAAGGTGACCGAGGTGGCGGCATTCACCGAGCGGCGCGAGGTGGTGACGGTGAGCGACTCCGGCGCAGCTCGAGACCGGCTCATCGACTCGCTGCGCGCTGCGCTGCGCTCGGACACCATCGATGCGGACGTGGTGGGCGAGACCCTGATTGCCGAGCTGCGGCCCAGCGATGGGGTGGGGGTGGGCCTTGTCAACGCGCCTGCGGACGGGGAGGGGGAGGGGGCGGCCCCCTAGCGAGGACGGCTTGCCTCCGCCACTATAGCTTAGTAATCCACTCATCCGATCGCCAACTTTTAAACTCATCCGATCGCCAACTTTTGGCCATTACCACACAGTACCGTATACCGTTATCGATGATTATCACCTGTGGATAACCCGTTTCTAACTTTTTTCCAAAAAGGTTAAGTGCTTGATTTTATTGGCCGGAAACGCCCTCCCTTTAACAATGTTAAAGGAAGGATTTGCCTGTTAACATAGTGAATGGTATATTTGTACCCACCCCACCCCTTATCAATATCTAGGGATTAATAGATTTTATGAATCAGCAAACACCCCCCGGTAGGTCTCGGAGTAAAAAGAGGGCGGGGGGTATATGTAAAGAAATGACGCCAGCTCAGAAAGAGGTTTACTTGGTTATTGATGAATGGTGGAAGCGATTTGGTTTTGCTCCATCTGTGGATGATGTAATGCAAGTGCTTGGGGCTAAGGGTAGGGGTAACGTGGCTCGCAAGATGTGGAGGCTTGTGGAGCTAGGGTATTGCAAAGGCCAGCCTGGCAAAGCTCGTTCTATACGGCCTAGTCATATAAAGGTGTGGAAGGTTGATTGATCTTGCTTCTTTGTCTGACGAGCATCTCTTTCAGATTTTGAAGGGGATGCCGGAGGACCGCCTTCTTAGGGTTATTGATGCCATGCCTGATGGGCAGAGGGATCACTTATTGCAGATTGCTGAGGACT